TTCTGCTAGTTATACATTTGAACATTTATTTCGTGTTTATCAACAATGGTCACATTTAATTGAACATCCCGAGGAACAAGAAACAAAAGAGGGGGAACTTCCTGGAACCTATTTCGTTTCACAATTAGGATATGAGGCTTTACCTTCTCATATGGTAGACCAAGCTGCAATTCAAGTTGCTAAAAGTGGAGGAAGTTCACATCATTCGTTTTTAAGAGAATATTGTGCCCGTTTTATTGATGGCGGAGATAGTTATTTTTCGCCTAAAAAAATGCACGAATGTACTATTCCAGATGGTGAGTATCCAACTACTAAAGTAGTAGGAGATGTTGATAAAAAATATATTTTAGCAATTGATCCTAACTTTTCATCATCTAAAGTTGCTGACTATTTTGCAATGAGTCTTATTGAACTTGATGAAGAAAAGAAGCAAGGTGTATTAGTACATGGATATCAAGCGGCTGGATCATCTTTACAAGATCATATTAAATATTTTTATTATTTATATAAAAATTTCAATTTAGCTTTAATTATAATCGATCATGCTGGCGCTGATACATTTATTGATGCAGTAAATAATTCTCAATTTTTTAAAGATATGAATCGTAAAATTGGATTCGTAGATTTCGAATCTGATAAAGAAAATGAAGATTACAGTAAAATGTTAAAAGATTGCGCCCGTCAATATAATAAAGATTTTGGTACTATTTGTATTAAACAGTATTTTACAAGTTTCTTCTTAGGTCGCGCTAATTCTTATTTACAAACTTGTATCGATCATAAAAAGATATGGTTTGCCTCGCGCGCGAGCAACCATCCGGATATTTTAGAAAATATTTTTACAATGAATCTTCCTATGGAATATATTTATCCAAGGGGTATTGGAGATAAAGCTGATAGTGAATTTGAAACTAAAAAATTAACTGTTAGAGAATTCATAGAAGAACAGGATTTTATTATTCAGGACACTAAAGACCAATGTGCCAACGTTGAGGTCACTACAACATCTAGGGGTACACAAAGTTTTGATCTACCATCACATTTAAGAAAATCTACAAGTGTAAATAGAGCTAGAAAAGATAACTACACCACTCTTATGTTAGGTAATTGGGGTGTCAAAGCATATTTTGATATAATGGCTCCAGAGAATTTTACCAAAAAGAATACTACTTTTGTCGCAGAATTAATCTAATAAAATATCAGATTTTAGTGTAATAAACTGTTATAATAAGTTATGGCACGAAATAATAATAAAAATATTAAATTCCCAGAGCCACAGGTAATTGAAGGATCTATTAAGTCAAATGAGACAATAGAAGTCAAAGCTAGTCGTGGAGAGGTTAATACTTCAGTTAGACGTAATAGGGCAAGCACTATTTCTAGAACTGATAAATATAAAAATATTGAAGGTGGTGTTATACCTTTTATTTATGGTGGTGGTTATGGCAAGTATACATCAAATATTAGTATAAAAGATACTATTATTTTGTGCCAAAAAGCTTATTATAATTTTTCTATTTTTAGAAATACAATTGATTTGATGACAGAATTTAGTTGTTCGCCTATTTATTTTACTGGCGGCAATGAACAATCTCGTAAATTTTTCCAAGCATGGGGCGATAGAGTTAACCTATGGCGTTTACAAGATATGTTTTTCCGTGAATTTTTCCGTAGCGGTAATGTATTTCTTTATAAATTAAACGCCCAGTTTACAAAACAAGACATGCGCGTTCTTACTGATTTAATTACGACAGAAGCGCGTACGGGAGAAATTCCAGTTCGTTATATTGTTTTAAATCCCGCTGATATTCAAGCAATTGGTTCTGCTTCTTTTATAAGTCCTCAATATGTAAAAGTTCTTAATGATTTTGAAATGCAAGTATTGACTAATCCTGATAATGATCAAGATAGAGAACTTGCTCAAAGAGTTAAGAACGTAAAAGATTTAAAAACTAATAGTAATATTACCCAAGCAAATCAGTATATGGTATTTGAATTAGATCCAGAAAGATTTGTCCCAGTTTTTTATAAAAAACAAGATTATGAACCATTCAGTGTACCGATGGGTTTTCCAGTTCTCGAAGATATTAACTGGAAGCAAGAACTTAAAAACATGGATATGGCAATCAGCCGTACCATACAGCAAGCAGTCCTATTGGTTACAATGGGAAATGATGAAGTCGGTATGCCGACTAAAGAACAAATCGGAACATTAAGAAAAATTTTTGAAAATGAAAGTGTTGGACGTATTCTTGTTACAGATTATACGACTAATATTAAATTTATAATTCCAGAAATTAGCAATATTTTGGATCCTAAAAAATATGAAGTTGTAGACCGTGACATTCGTTACGGTCTTAATAATGTTCTTTTTGGCGAAGAAAAATACGCAAATACAAATACTAAAATAGAAGTATTTCTTTCCCGTTTAAAACATGCTCGTGAAACTTTCATGAATGATTTTCTTTTACCAGAAATGAAAAAAATTGGTAAGAATCTTGGTTTTAAAAATTTGCCAGTTGCACGTTTTAAAGATGCTGATTTTAAAAATGATATGAATTTAACGAGAGTCTATTCTCGTTTAATCGAACTTGGAGTTTTAACTCCAGAAGAAGGTGTTACAGCAATTGAAACTGGCCGCTTACCGCTTCCAGATGAAAGCGTTGAGTCTCAAAAAGATTTTAGAAAATTACAAGAGGAAGGCTTATACCAACCTCTTTTGAATAAGCCTCAACAACAAGCGGCTGGTCGTCCTGCTGGAACTGGAACGCCACAGACAACAAAAGCTCCGAAAACCGTTCCAACAGTTCAAGCCTCCGAAGAAAAACCAAAAATTAATGCGGATCTTGTTGCAAAAAATTTAGTTAAATTTGATAATTTAATAGAAGCAATTGAAACGACATTAAAAGAAAAATATGATCGTAAAAGATTAACAAAAGAGCAAAAAGAAATTATACAAACTATTGCAGAAACAATTGCTACAAATGAAAATCCTAAAAACTGGGTAAATAAAATTAATGATTATATTAATAAACCAGTTCAATTGAATGCTAACATGGAACAAATTAATAAAATTGCTGAAGAGTATGGCTTAGATTATAAAACAGCTATTTTATTATATCATAGTAAAATAGAATAATTTATGTCAGAAAAAAGTTTAATTAGAAAATATCAACTACACCCTGATATTAATGATTTAGTCAGTGGATATGGATCTAATGTATTCATTACACTAAATCAATTAAGTGGTATTTTATCGAGTGGTGATACATCTTTTACAGTTATTAGCTCACCAACAGTATTGACAGCTGGACAAAAATATGCAGTTAATACAGCTACTGGGAGTTTTGATATTTATTTACCGGAAAATCCAGCCATCGGAAGTAATATTAGAATACTTGATTTTTCTGAAACTTTTGATACAAATAATTTAATTATTCATCCAGAAACAGCCACTATAGAAAATATTTCTAATCAAAACTTGCTATGTAATGTTAAAGGCGCTGTTTTTGATCTTATCTATACCGGACCAACAAGAGGATGGCAAATTGTTACACAATTTGCTACGGCAGGACCGGTTCAATTAAATGCTAATCCTGGTACTCCAGGTGGGATCGGAGCAACTGGGCCAGTTGGTCCAACTGGTGCAACTGGTGCAACTGGGAATTCAGTACTCAATGGAATAGTTGATCCAACTCCACAAGCAAATATTGGTAGAGAGGGTGATTTTTATATAAATACTTCTACATATAAACTTTTTGGACCAAGACTCAACAACGGTTGGAATCCAACTCAAGCCGTTAATTTAATTGGCCCAGCTGGTCCGCCCTCAAATGTTATTCCTTTATTATTTTTAAATATTCAGAGAGGAAATAATAGTCAATTATTTGACAGTAATGACGTATCAAATTATAAAATCATGTGGAATAATGTAGAATGGTATAACACTGGATTAGTTGCCTTGGGTTCTACACCAGATGTATCAAAAACTATTACGTATAATACTGGTAATAAAAATATTTATTTTAATCAAACTGGTATTTATAATGTAGATTTAAGATATTCTTCATATAATTTAACAGACGCTACAGATTTTTTAAGAGCAAGGTTAAGATCTTGGACTGGAGCAATTTCTGATGGTCAATCACAAAATAATCCTCTTTTAGACGTGGGTCTTGATGTAAATGGAAATGAATTACCATATAGTTCATCAAGACCTTTTGTTTTAGCGGCTTTCGCACAAGGGCCAATTGGTACAACATTTAATGGAGAAGCTACATGCGCAGGATTTACAACTTTTAGAATAACTGGACAGTTGTATGTTTGTGCAGATTTTTTACATGTTGGCGCGTTAAGAGTTTTACCAGGACAACCAAATCAAACATGGGGGTATCCGGTTTATACTGGACCATATGGTAATATACCTTTCATGTTTATAAGTAAAGTAGTTTAATATGAGAAATTGCACATTATTTATAGATCCAGAAAGTTATCAAATAAATGGTTATACATATAAAATATATATGTCTGGAGAGCCTATTCCTGCGATACCACGTTTTCTAGCTGATGAATATGGTCAAACTACTGGTGTAACATATGTAGAACCTATAATTTTTATAACTGGTTATAATCCAGATTTACGATATAAAACATTTAATCCAGAAACAAACACTTTTATATAAGTGTAAATCTTTTTTATGATAAACTTATCCTCATTTTATCCTATAAATATAGAAACTGGGTTTTTAGTTTTTACTACTGGGAATCAAAATATTAGTGGTCTTAAAAATTTTAGTACGAGACCAACAGTAAATGGAACTGGAGTTTTATTATATAATGAAGATGGTACTGGCAGTATTGGAAATTATCATTTTACTATAGAGCCTCCTTATCTAGAAAAACAATATCTTAAACAAATTGCTCAAATACAAAATATTCCATCTGGATTAAATTTAAAAAATAATGATATTATAAATATTGGTTTTGGTTCGCCACCAGAGGGAACAGGTACTGTTAGAACTTTAAAAGTAAATCCAGGAATATTAGTAACTCACGAAGAGGGGTTTAATAATTCAAGAAATTATTTTCGATTTTCAGGTAACCACCCAGATTATTCTGGAAAAGCAATACAAAAAATTCGCTATAACAGTACAATTGGGAATGGTTATGTATATATAGTTTTAGCTCCTGCCGCAGTCAGTGTACATACTGCGCCAATAATACGACCAAAAACGAGAAGATTAGAAACATTTTATGATATAAATGTTCCGCCTGGCGGTGGAATAAGATATCTTAATTTTAGAACACCAACGAGTTTTCCTTTTGTCCAAGGAACTTGCATGAATTTACGTTTTAATTTTGCTGGAGATAATACTCCATGCATAATTAATTGCGTGGACCCAAATGAACAACTTATTTTATCACTAACTGGTGCTAATTATAATTTTATACAAAAAGAGCGTGTAATACTGATTAGTAAAGGAGAAAATGGAACAGTTTATGAATTTAAACACTGGTAAAATAGTATATTTACAAGGGAACAATGGTCCGCCAACGTTCCCATGAGCGGAGAAACCCCTGGGGGAATCCGCAAGTGGGATTCCGAAAAGGAATTCCCTTGTAAGTATATTATTTTAATAATTATATGAATAAAGAAAGATTACAAATTGGTTATTTAGAAGTAGAAAATAGGCCTACCGTAAATGGTTCTGGAGTTTTATTGCAAGGTGATTCATTGTCTAATTTAACAAATTTAATGGATCCATTTAATGGGAATAGAGGAATAACAAGAGTTCCAAGTGTTGGCCAAAACTTTGGCGGCACAACAGTTTCTGGTTTTTTAAATAATATGTTTTTTCCATTTGTATCTGCGACATTAACTTTAAATTCTTTTCCTATTCAAGATTATGGCACAAATACAACATCTATAGGTTTCAATAGTACTTTAATTCAAAATAGTGAACCAAATAATACAATTACTAATATGCAGTATTTTAGAGGTGAAACTCCTATTACAAGCCCAACATCTCCACAATTTGGAAATTATACCAGTCCACCACTTAATTTAGGCGCAACTTTAAATGTTAATACTACAGGTTTAAATATAAGAGTAAATGTCAATGATAATGGTAGTCCTAAAACTCTTAGATCTAATCAAACATTATTTTTTCAGCCACGTTATTATTATGGACTAAGTTCATTAGAAACAATTAGCCCAGCTAATTTAAATTTATTCTCTAGTTCGGTGCCCACATTTAAACCCTCATCAGCGACTCATCTTTTTGCGCCTGTTGGTCAATATATTTATTTTATTTATCCAAATGAAACCAAAGATGATATTACTGCTTGGGGTAATACATTATCTAGTATTTTTGATCTTGGGTCCAATACTGAAAATATAACTAATTTTACTGTTCAATCAGCGCCATTTACTATAACATATGGAAATGGAAAAACATTAACTTTTAGAGTTTATAGATCTACTTTATTATTAACTGTTTTAGCTGGACAATCATTTAATTTTAGATTTACATTTATATAAGGAGAAATTTATGGGCATACCTTTAGCAGGAAATTTTGATTTAGCAGGAAAAGTTCCATTAGATGGAAGAACGGTTTGTTCGACATTACAAGATTTATCAACTATACCGAATGTTTATCCTGGATTAATTGCTTACGTTACGAATAATCAAAATTTATATTTAAATCAAGGCCCTGGAGTCTGGGAAAAAATTATTACAAATAATGTTGACAATGTTAATTCTGTAACGTCTAATTTTAATATTACAGAAGATTACAATGGTCAAGTTGTACATGTTATTAGCGCAAATTCAGTGACTGGAATTTTAAATGCTGATGAAGTACCATTATCAAAAGGTTTTAATACAACAATTGTGCAAATGGGTCCTGGTAGTGTTACTATTAGTGGTGGAAATGTTGGTACATTGAGAAATAGACTTAATTTTTATAGTCTTGCTGGTCAATATGCCGTTGCTTCTATTTTACGACAGGGTACTACTACTAATTATATTTTATACGGAGATCTTGTGTAATGTTTGGTCAATGGGCAGCGCAAGCTGGTATTGTATCAACCAGAGTCACTGGAGATCCTTCTATTATATATCCAACATTAACTTGGGATTTTAATAATGTATTAGTAATGGATTTTAATCCACCTGGATCTTCGAATATAAATGATAGACCAAGAATTAACGTTTGGAGATCTGTTGATGGGCAACCAGATTTTAATTATTTAATTTACGTTAGTGGAGGAAAAACTGTTTTGTCTCCGGCTCCTATTGGTAATCTTGTTGAGCCATGGGGTGATAGAAGAACAGGAATTTTTAGATTTCCAAGTACATCTGTGATAAAAACTGGATATTCTTCTATAGATCCTATTTTACAACAAAAAATTACTCGATCTGATGTAAATTTTTGGGGTGGGAATATTGATAGTAATATAGATGGATCTATTTTAATTATGGCAAATGAAGATGCTTCTGTAAGTGGAGATTCTGGATTTGTAGATATCTATATGTATAATTCTAGTACAAATAATTGGGTTTTAAGTCAGATATTGTCAGGAATAAATACGAATATAAATTTTTTTGATAGTGGATCATTACCATCTTTATCATTCGATTGTCAACATAAAATATTAAATAATGTTTATGTTAATTCTAACACATATTGTGCTAATTATCAATTTTTATGTGGACGTAGTCAGATAGGAGAAGCAACGGTTAGTGGATTTATTACAACTAATCCATTTAATCAACAAGCTACTCTAAGAATCAGTGGTAATGTTGATGATGATATATTAATTAACGGGCAAGCATATGATCCCGCATGTTGTTTAATAAATAATACGCAATTAAATGGACCACACAATTTTATATATACAAATTCCTTTCCACCCAATACTAGTATTTCAATAGGAGTAAAAGATAATCATGGTGGTAATATTTCATATAATGTAAATGCATGTTGGACTACAAATCAAAATATATCAACAGAATTTTGGCCAAGGTCTTTTGCAAGAACTGCTTGTATAAATTATGATGGTGATACAATAGTAGTTGGATCACCATATTTAATTAAAGCTGGTCAAGGAACAGGGCCATGGCCTGGTGGACTTTTTATTTACCAAAAACAAAATAATAAATTTTTATTTAAACAATTAATTACTGGAGATTTAATATCATCACAATCTTTAGGTAATAATATAGATATTAGTAATAATGGATTTATTATAGCAAGTTGTCGAAATCCAGGAAATAGCGAAGGTGTAGATATATATACTGGAAATAAAGTAAACCCATGGGGATTAAAACAAACCCTGACTGGTGAACAATATTATAGTGCTTTTGGTTCACAAGTAAAATTAAATGGTGATGGTAGCGTAATCATAGTTAGCGCTCCAGAAAGTAACGGTATGGGCTTACCATATGATCCACAATTAAATAATGTTGGAGCTGTATTTATTTATACTGGGAATCAATTTAATGGTTGGAAATTAAAACAAAGAATTACGGGAGATACGAGAAGTGGAGTTTTTGGAACTCCCTCAATTAGTAATAATGGGAATGTAATTGCAGTAGGTGGAAATTCTCATTCTACTGGAATTGTTTATATTTATACTGGAAATGCTAATAATAACTGGGTATTAAAACAAAAAATTACAGGAAATAATAATCAAGATCGTTTTGGTAGCAGTTTGAGTTTAAATGATAACGGAACAATCATTTTAATTGGCTCGCCTAAAAATAATGAAGTAGGGAATGGTGCTATATTTTTATATAGTGGCAATAAAGATTTAGGGTGGAAACTAGATAAAAAATTTTTCAGTGATAACATAAATGAAGCAGATTTTGGGGTTGCGGTTAATATTAACCAGTTAGGGGATAATATTATGGCAACATCATATAAAAATTTATCCACACCAGCCACAGTTGCAATTTATAAATACGAATTATCATCTTTTTCAAAAGAAATTATTGCCGGTATTGATTTATTTACGCACACGTTTGCAACTCCAACCGGATTAAATCCACCATTAAACCAATGGACTATCACACAAGGAGCTGTTCCTAATGAAACAAAATATTCATATCAATTTAAATATGGAGAAACAAGCCCTCAAATTTATATTGCTTTAAATTATAATCCTAATTGTAACGTACAAATTCCAAATTGTTTATCATCACAATCTTTATTTTTTAAAGGTGGTTCTGGTCCATTTGATTGCCCACAATTTGAATGTATTAATTCTATATATAGTAAAATAGAAAGTGGAAATTTATACACATCATTAAATTGGACAGGTGGTTCTGGACGCGCAGGCTTTGGAAATTGGAATTTTATTAGTGGCGCAAATTCTCTTAGAGATATTAGTAACTCAACTCAAAATGGACGACAAAGTATTGGTAATCAAGCATTTTTTATGGTTGGTCCTAGTGGAGCATTTAGTGAACATATTTGTACATTTTTATTAAATCCAGATTTATTTAAACAATCTGGAGATTGGTTTGCTATTGATGCAAATTATTCATGGAATGATGGAAATAGAACCATAAGTTTTATCACTGGAAGTGGTATTAATAATGGGCTAATTAATTTAATACACCAATCTTTAACTTTAGATGCTTTAAGATTTTCTCGTAGCTCAAGTCATTTTGGCGGAACTTTAAATCAAACAATTACAGGAACTGCATTTAATCAAGCTTTTAATTATAGATTAACAAATAGAGTAACTGGATTTCTTTTTGAGACAAGACGTTATAATACAGATAATGTTATTTATTCAAGTTTCATAACAGGGGTAGAAACTTATAACTTCTCTAATAATTATAATTTACAACAAATTTTAAACAATTCTAATATACCAGATTTATTTGGTTTTCATGTTTCAATAAATAGCGCTGGAGATGTGATTGCAATAGGTAGTCCTTATGATAATTTTGCAGGAACTCAAGCTGGAGCAATACTTATTTATACTGGAGTGAGTAGTGGAAATTATTCATTTAAACAAAAAATAACAGGATCAAAAGCTTTTAATCAATTAAGTATTAGTCAAATAAATAATAATGCAAATACAATTTTTACTACAGAGCCAAGAGATGCGAAAATTTCAATATATACAGGAAATAAATTTAATGGATGGAATTTAAAACAAACAATCACGAATAATAAACCAGATAGTAATTTTGGGAATAGTATTTATATAGATGCTAGTGGGCATATGTTAGTAGTTGGGGCTAATTCTGATATTAATAACGTTGGTGATGTTTTGGGCAGTATTTATATATATACTGGAGATAGTAATAATGATTTAATTTTAAGACAAAAAATTAATGGCAGTACTATTAATCAATTTTTTGGGTGGGCTGTAAATTGTAGTAAAGATCGCAAGGTTTTATTTGTTAGTGAATTATTAGATATTAATAATAATAATTTAAATATTGGGTCTGTACATGTTTATACTGGAATAAATAATTTATGGGGTTTTAAGCAAAAATTATACGGAGATACTTTTTTCCCAGGCTCATTTGGATGGAGTTTATCTTCAAATTTTGATGGAAGCGTCCTAGCTGTTGGGTCTCCAACATATAGCGAAGATGGAACTGTTTCTGCTGGTAGAACATATATATACACAGGCAGTTATCAAAATAGTTGGGATTTAAAGCAAATTTTAATAGAAAATAATCCTAATGCTTATTTTGGTAGGAGTTTAAATATAAATGATAGTGGAAATATTATAGCGATTAGCAGTCCGAACGAATCAGGCTATGGAACTGTTTCAGTTTACTCTGGGAATCCAAACATTGGATGGTCATTAAAACAAAAAATTAATAATAATAAATATTTAGGGTTTGGAGAAGGCGTGCAAATGAATAGTGGCGGAGAGGTTTTGGTTATTGGCGCTCCAAATACAGAAGAAAATCCAGGAACGGCGCTTATTCTTAATTCAAAAAATATTGAGCTTCCAGATTTTAAAGGTATAGGTATTAGAACAAATCTTTCTAATGTTTTATCAATTGATAGAAATAATTATGGGCTATATTTTAATAATATAACTTATAATACTACTTATAGTTCATCTTCTTCAAGTATTTTACCTACCTGGGATATTGGAATACAAACAACAACTAATAATCAAAATTATAGTATTACATTAAATGGAAATAATCCATTGATTACCATTGATTGGGGTGATGGTATCGTGGAGATATTTACCACAACTGGTTCAAAAAACCATAGTTATGTAAATCCTGGTAATTATACTATTAAAATTAACGGATCTTTTACTTCTAACGGAAATATTGCGTTAGGAAATGTATTTATAAATTCAGTAGTAAAAACAACCTCAATTATACCAAAAATCTTTGGATTGAATAGTTTTAGTAATACTTTTATAGGATGTAGTTCTTTAACTTTTTTACCAGAAAATCTTTTTGCTAATAATGAACAAGTAATAGATTTTAGTAGATGTTTTCAACAATGCGCGTTATTAACATCAATACCGGCAAATCTTTTTCAAAAAAATATTCAAGTAACAAACTTTCAAGCCTGTTTTTCACTAACATCAATTACATCTATACCATCAACATTATTTTCAAATAATACAAAAGTAACTAATTTTACAGATATTTTTAATCAATGTACATTATTAACATCTATTCCACAAGGACTTTTTGATAATAATCCTTTAGTTACATCTTTTGAACGTGCGTTTAATAATTGCCCTTTAATAACATCAGTACCAAGAAATCTTTTTGATAGAAATCAAAATGTAACAAGTTTTTCAGCTTGTTTTGGATTAAATACTGTAGATCATATGACTTTAAATACATCATCTTACAGTAATTTACTTATTAATCTTGCTTTTTATTTTCCAAAAACATATTCACCGCTCATACTTTTTGGGGGTGGTAGATCAAAATATAATTTAGAAGGACAAGCAGCAAGACAAACTTTACAGTCAAGAGGATGGAGTTTTTTTGATGGGGGCTTAGAAACTTCTAGCAGTTCTTCATCGAGCAGTTCT